TTTATCCTACCAGCCTAAACCGAGAACATACATTCCTGATTTTTATATTTCTGATAAAGAATTTTACATAGAAGGTAAAGGATACTTTCATGATGGGTATGAGCGAACAAGACATTTGCTGATTCGTGATCAGTTAGGCGTTGATGTAAAGTTTGTATTTCAAAACCCAAATACTAAGATAGGAAAAGAGTCAAAGACTACCTATGCCGATTGGTGTGACAGATATAAGTTTGAATATTCTGATTTGAATATACCAAAGAAATGGTTTGAATAATGGATGATGATGAACTGACAGACGAAATGTTTGAGATTATAAAACGCATAGCAGATGTATATGAAAATCTTCCAGCAGAGTCCGTAGCTATTATTATGACACGTAAAGTAATAGGTAAACCAGAAGAACATGATGAAGATGGTAATGTAGATACTTCTCTGTTAAAAGAACAAGTTTCAATTAATGTAATTGATAATCTTGATACTGGTTCTGATGATAGCATGGTCTTCTATTTGACTCACGGTTTAATAGAATTAATTGGAGAAAACTTTGAGGAAGTTATTGAACTAGGAGAGAACAGGGTCAATCAGTTAATTTTAAATAAACTCGCAGAAGATGAAGAAGGAAATAGAAACTTTCTTAAAGATAATCCTAGTACAGATGCTACGATTATAAAGTTTTCTGATTACAAGAAAAAGCTACATTAGAATGGAAGGAGTACTTACAAATGAGAGATGAGGTATGGGAACATGTTAATAGCCCAGATCACTACAATAGTAACACAATAGAAACTATTGATTTGATAAGGGATAGTATGGAAACAGAAGAGTATAGGGGATACTTGAAAGGAAATATTTTTAAGTATGTTAGCAGATATCGTTATAAGAAAAAAGAAAATCCCCATGAAGATTTGCTAAAGGCACAATGGTATCTAAATAAACTTATAGAGGATATGGAGAATGATGGGCAAAAGTGAGACGATACAAGATAAGCTACACATCTTTCATCGTGCCTTTAATCATCCAATTGGTCTTAAATATCCTGTTCCTTCTGCTACTGTTGATGGTGAAAAGAGTTTAAGAAGGACGCTCATACAGGAAGAATTTAAGGAGTTGATGTATGCTATCAGCAATGAAGAAGATGATGAAGTTCTTAAAGAATTGTGTGATCTGGTTTATGTGTGCGTTGGCTTTGCTGTCACTTACGGGTGGTCTTTTGATACTGCATTTAATAGAGTACATCTTTCGAACATGTCAAAGCTTGACGCAGAAGGCAATCCACTATATAGAGAAGATGGTAAAGTGGTTAAGTCTGACCGCTATGAACCACCGAAACTAAGCGACTTAGTACGATGATATATCCTATTGTTTTATCATTTTTGATGCTTTGGTTTATTTCAGTAATGTGGATTTCTTGTGATGTTATATTTTAAAGGAGGACGGTATGGAAGTACCAATTAATCTTGTGAATGATATTATTAATTATCTTGCACGTCAACCGTGGAGAGAAGTTGATAATATGATTAAGGGAATAGTGCAAGCTCAGGCAACAGCGAATGCAGAACAACAGGAGCTACCCTTAGATGATACCGACTGACTACCAAGCGTTTATTCACCAGTCACGATATAGTCGCTGGCTTGATGAGGAAGGGCGCAGAGAGACATGGGAAGAAACCGTTACGCGGTTATTAGATTTCTACAATGATTTCCTGACTAAGAAGTACGGGTTTACTTTTGGTCCTGATCTTCATGAAAATCTATATGATGCTATTGTAAACATGCAGGTTATGCCTAGTATGAGAGCAATGATGACTGCTGGCTCTGCTTTAGCGCGTAATCATATTGCTGCTTATAATTGCAGTTACCTACCAGTAGACAGTCCACGGGCTTTCGATGAATGTCTTTACATATTAATGCACGGGACAGGTGTTGGTTTCTCTGTTGAACGAGACTATGTTAATCAACTTCCTCCTGTACCAGATACAGTTGAGTCGAGCGAAACGTGTATTGTTGTTAAGGACAGCAAAGAAGGATGGTTTAGAGCATTTAAGGAATTGATAAATTTGCTGTACGCTGGTCAAGCTCCCCGTTGGGATGTATCAGAAGTACGCCCAGCAGGTGCCAAATTAAAAACATTTGGTGGAAGAGCTAGTGGGCCGGGGCCGTTAGAAGAGCTATTTAAGTTTACCACAAAAATGTTTACAGATGCAGCGGGACGTAGGTTGAGTACCTTAGAGTGCCATGACCTTATGTGTAAAATCGCTGATGTAGTTGTGGTAGGCGGTGTTAGGCGCTCTGCGCTGATAAGTTTATCCAATCTTGGTGATGATCGTATGAGACGTGCCAAGAGCGGTGACTGGTGGCTTAGTGAACCTCAACGTGCATTCTCTAATAATTCTGTTTGTTATACAAACGGATTGGATACAGGATCATTCATACGTGAGTGGGCCTCTTTGTATGAAAGCAAATCTGGTGAAAGAGGTATCTTTAATAGACAAGCAGCACAGAAACAGGCTGCAAAGTATGGACGTAGAGACGCTGACATCGATTATGGAACTAACCCGTGCAGCGAAATTATACTGCGTCCTAAACAGTTCTGTAATCTTAGTGAAGTTATTGTATCTTCAGAGGATACACTGGAAACATTAAAGTACAAAGTTGATAAGGCTACCATCTTAGGTACGATACAATCATGCTTTACAAACTTCAAAGGTCTTGGACGGCAGTGGACTAGAAATACAGAAGAAGAAAGATTGCTGGGTGTAAGCCTTACTGGTATTCTTGATAATGAGATGTTAGCAAATAAGACAGATGATGATCTTCCTTCTATACTCTCTGAATTACGTGAACATGCTGTTAAGGTTAATGCTAATTTCGCTAAACGTCTTGGTATAGAGCCAAGCGCGGGTATTACATGCGTTAAGCCCAGCGGTACAGTAAGTCAGCTTGTGGATGCTGCATCAGGCATACATCCCCGTCACTCTGAATATTATGTACGAACAGTACGGGCTGATAAGAAAGACCCGTTAACTGTGTTTATGACACAAGCAGGATTTCCTGTAGAAGATGAGAAGGATAAACCTGACTCCACTGCTGTATTCTCATTTCCGATTAAGTCTCCTAAAGGAGCAATTACACGTCACGATTTGTCAGCACTTGACCACTTGAAGATTTGGCAAATATATGCTGAACACTGGTGCGAACATAAACCCAGTATTACAGTCAGCGTCAAAGAGGATGAGTGGATGGAAGTAGGTGCCTTTGTGTATGATAATTTTGATACGATGTCAGGTGTTAGTTTTCTTCCTATGTCTGAACACATTTATGAACAGGCACCTTATCAGGATTGTACAAAAAAAGAATATGAGGCGTTACTGAAGCGTATGCCTAAGAAGATAGACTGGAAAGGTCTGTCTGAATTTGAGCGTGAGGACAATACTATTAGCTCTCAGACGCTAAATTGCACGGGAGACGTATGTGAGGTGGTTGATCTTGTCTAAAATAGGCGATTTCCATCTGCTGGGCCGTACAGCCCCGTACAGCGGAAAGCACCCATTTCTGGTAGGCTACCCTATGGAGTACCCTAAAAGTCGCTGTACCGGCCTCATAGGAAGCCTTTTTTGGTAGAAGGAGAAGAATATGGTAAGTTATAAGGATAAAAAGGATATAAAGGATGCATTACACTGTATTCATCCTTATGTAGATATAAGAGGTAATGGAGATTTAATTGTATACGTTTGGTTTGATAAAGAATTGTATGAAGACAGCGTAGAAGGTGGGTGTCCTCCTGAAGATATGTATGATGAAATTCATGACAGACATGGAATGAAGATTACTTATAAATTGGAAGATTGTATACAACTGTATCTTGAGGAGTTTGGAGATGAACAAACAACACATTGGTTCCAGCAGGTAAAACAGATGTATCGTGGTATACCGTATAAAAATTTTGATGCTCCTTATCCAATGGAAGATAATCCAACTGTTCTTGCTTCCATCTTTGAAAAAGAAGCTGCAAAAATAAGACGATATGAAGCTAGACGTTTATACTCAGAACATGAAGTAAATGAAGAAACTCTTGAAACAAAAGAAATTCTACCTAAAATTAGACATTAAATGAGTAAAAAAATAGCGACATTGTTGAGAGTACATATCGGTTTGGATGATGAAGGATTTATCCGCGTATCAAAGGATACTGTAGATACAAATAAGCTACGTGATTTATTTGAGGAGGAACTTCCAGAATGGGAAGATGCGGATGTGGTTGTTCGCTATGCGGAACATGTGCAAAAAAATATCGCTGAACTATTGAAGGACAGC